TCGTAAACCGCCTGCATCACCCGGCGCCATTCGTTGATTATGAACGGATTGGCGACGTTGTTGGCCTGGGCGGATCGTTCCAGACTTAGGAACTCGGATTGGGTCGACGTGTCCGACCAGGATGGCGGGCCTTCAGCAAGGAACGGGATGTCGCCGGTGAAGTACGGGAAAAAGTAACGGCTGAAAGATCCGCCCGGGAACCGGTACCCCCATGTGCCATCAGGCCGGCGCCGGAAGCTCCGGCATTCACCTGGAGCCACAAATTGCCTGTCCGAACTGCCGTCGGGCAGTTGGAGAAACACGGTCACCGGCTTGTCGTTGCAGTTGTGGACACGCCAGCAATCGTACCGCTGATACGTTTTGAGGATCCTGAACTCGTTTGGCCCCTCGATGGCGATCTCGGCCACGGACAGCCTGTGCTTGTGGATCCGCCCTGGTGGCAGTGTAGGGTCGATGGCTGCACCCAGGCTGCCCCGGACGTATGACGTGCCGTTGCCGTCGTCCGGATCCCATCCGAGGTGGATGTCGTATCGGATCCCGTTGACCTCCCGGGTCAGTAGCTCGAATGAGAAGTGAATCGTGCCGATGTCACAGGTGAACGGGTCGGCTCCGATGATCGGATGGTCGACGTAGACCTGGCCGCCTTGGGTGTCGAGATACTGGTTCTCCAGCTTCGACAGCTCGATGGCCACCTGCGTCTGGTCGTGGTTGTCACGGTAGATAGCACCGATGCCTGGGATGCCTGTTCCCGTGTCTCTAAGGCGCCTACAGGAGGCCGGATCGTTTCGGAAGACGTACCAGACGCCATACGGGTATTGGCCCTCCCAGACGCCTGCCGCGGAGTTGGCGAACAGAGGGGACTTGCCATCGAGCACCCGGGCACATTTCTGGTCGGCTCGGCCATAAAGGCTGTTCAGGTTCCGGGCCGTGAACATCCGGTCGGTCCGGCTGGTGGCGAATGGCATGGGTTAATAGAACCAAGACTCCTCGGCTGTCTGGCTGACGGCCGGCTGGGTCTTCAGCACCGTGCCGTTGGCGTTCTGCTCCACACGCTGACCTGGGCCGGCGACGAGCTGCACCCGTCGCACGGCCTCGATCAGTTGGTTAATGGCCCGGGCATGGTCTGCCTTGAGACCGCGCTCGGATAGCTTGGCTGGCAGTTGTAAAGCCATAGCTTACAGCTCGCAGAACTGCACCATGATCTTGACCGTGCCGGCGCTGGATTTGACCAGTGTGGTCCAGCCTGAGTCGATGCGCGGAATCAGGCAGAACTCGCCGGGGGCGATTCGGATGGGCCAGACGATATTCGGCGAGATCACCGAGTCGTACCCACCCACCAGCACGCTGTTGATGGTGTCCAGGTTGCGGATTAGCACACGGTAGGGCGTCGAGAGGTCGGCCGTCAGGTCGAGGGCCTCGGAGCCTGTGCCGACGTCCTGCGTCTGCTGGCCCATATCGGTGCCGGTCATGTTGGCCGTCACCGTGTAGGTCGTACCGTCGATGGTGGCCCCGCCCTTGGCGGCGTAGAGCCTGGCCGACATTTGGATCTCGTTTGCCATGGCGGGTGGTTCGTTAGATTTCGCAGAAGGTGGCCTGCACAGTCACAGGGGCGGTATCAGCGCGGAAGTACAGCGTCTGGCCCGAGGCAACGTAAGGGATGAGCATGGTCTCACCGGCCGGGATTCGCATGGTGTAGGTGCCGCTGACGAAGCCGAGGTCGACGAAGTTGGTGGAGTCCAGGTTGCTTACCAACAGCTTGTAGGGGGCTGTGACATCGACGGGCACATCCAAGGCCTCGACGGTGGTGCCGATGATCTGGGTTTGGCTGCCCATGTCGGTGCCGGACATGGTTACGCTCTTGGTGTAGGTGACGCTGGGAAGGTAGGCGCCGCCTTTGGCTGCGTACAGCCGGGCCGTCATTTGGATTTCGTCTGCCATAGATTGTGGGGGTGTTGGGGGTTGTTGTTAGATGATCGGGTAAATGTCGGTGTCGTACGGCGCGAACGTCCAAGAGATGTTCTGTTCCACCATGTTGGTCTTGACGATCAGGCTCGACGAATAGTTGGTCTGCTTCCAGCCCCATACCGTGCCGGCGGGCGCTGCAGGCCTTCCGGTCCTTGGATCAATAGGAACGGAAGGCAGCATCGAGTAGACCGAAAAGGGAAGGTTCCATGCAACTATGAAGCTGGCCGGTGTGTAAACTGGCGGGATGCTCTGAGGCACCTGGGGAAGCCCTAGGCTGCCCGAGAACATGGCCACCCGGCTTAGGCTCACACGCCCCACCGGGAAGGAATCTTCGCCGCGGCAGAGTTTCTGGAAAACCTTTCTAGCCAGCGGCAGGTTTGCCAATGGCGAGACGTCGGTAAGTTGTTGGCCGCTGGCTACAGCGTCCTCGATGGTTTTCTTGTAGAAGGCTGGGTCGCCTATCGACTGGGCCTCGTCGGCAACAGCCGGAAGCGCAAAAAGAGATACGTCGAGGTAGTCCGTCCGGAACTCATACCGGATGTCCGGTGTCTCCTGGCCGGCGACCGGTACGGTTGCGGCGTCTATCGGATCGCCTGGGTCGGCTGTCGGGCCTGAGAAGATGACGGTGGCCGATGCGTAGGGGCCGTCCTCGTTGGTGCTGTACTTTGCGCCTATGCTCGACCAGTTGAGTGTGGCTAGCCGAATGGCATCCTTAGTGCCGCGGTATTCAATCGTCCACACTGGGCCAGTGCCGGATCCGGTTTGATCGAACCGGCGGCTGACCTCGATGTAGCCCGGGAAGGCCGACAGCTCGGTGGATTGTTGGATCGTTGCCATGTTATTCCTGAACGGCGTCGGCTGTTCTCTTGGTGTTCTTGGCGATGTCCCGGATGTCTTGGGCTTGCGTCCTTACGTTGCCAAAGTAGCGGTCCATGTTCGATTGAAAAGCGGTGAATCCACCAGTGCGGGCGAGTTGGTCGCCGGTAGAGGCAGATACGGCAACGGTTTTGAATTTCTCGCCTTCCGCTTCAGCCGTCATTTTTCGTCTTGTTTCAGCTCGTTTTTCTCGAGCTTCACGACGCATTTGCACCTCTTGATCTTGTTCATCCAAAGAGGCGGTGTACGCCTGGGCTGATTGACCGAAAAGGAACTTTAGATTGTCGGTGATGGATTTTCCGGAGATCTGCCTACCACTGAAAACCATGGTGCCGAAAGTTTGAATTGAAGACCCAATAGCCTCAAGCTGTCGAAACAATGGCGCAATCACATTGGCCATGAGGCTTCCAATACCTGATGCCATTGTTTTGTTCATAATTTCAATCCTGTCGTTAGCTTCGTCCAGGGTTTGAATCACTTGGTCAGACATGATAAGGCCGAGGCGCTGGGCTTGATCTGCTGCCTCTGAAAGGCCATCTGCCATTGCTGGTATCAATGCGCCAGCGCCTTTCCCTGCCAATTCACGGAAAGGTGTTAGAAGGTTTTGAGGATTCGCGTCACCTTCAAAAGCTGCTCCAATCTTGAGGAAAATGTCTTCGATCTTTGCTGATTTCAGCTCTTGGGCTGTGACGCCAAATCGGGCAAAAGCGTCGAGAAGCCCCTGATCTCCTCCCAAGGCCTTGCCTCGAGCAATCGTTATCTTCTCAAGTGCGCCAGAGACTTCTTCAAGGCTTGCACCGCCCATCTCTGCGGCAAACTTGATTTCCTGAAGGAACTTAGCGGAAACACCCAGTTGCGTTGAAAGATCTTGAAGTTTTCCAGCAGTGTTGACCGCCTCTATTCCGTACTGGGCCAGCTTATCGACCGCAAACATGCCAGCTAGGGTGCCCGATATTTCACGTCCAATACCCTTGGCCATGGACTGAGACTTTTTCATTCCGGTCTCGAACGCGGTGCCATCGAGGCCGAGTTTGGCGAGTAGAGAGAAGATGGCCATGGTATCAGTTCTTGATTGCTTCCTGCTGCTTCATCCAGCGCCACAAGGCTTCATCCTTCGGGCTCCACAGCTCGACGTCGCCATGGGTCTCTGCACGGGCCAGAACAAGGCGCTCGGCGTCCCCGATAGGCATGGCCAGCACGGTGTCCTCCTCGAGGCCGATCTCGAGGCAGCAGGCCAGCATCCGCTCGGGCCAAGGCATCGAGAGCTGCCTGGAGCTGCCTTGTTTCATGAGGATTTCCGGCGCTGTCGACTGTCCGGCCATCCATTCGTTCCACTTGTCTAGCTCGGCATCGAATGACAGGCGCTTCACCTTCCATGACCAGGCCTTCAGAGCCAGATTGCGGAGGGGCGAATAGATCGCCGCTAGCGACTCCTGGATGGGCTGTGAACAGATGAGCACCGCGGTCATGAGATCTGCGCGGCCGACGTGGCCACCGACAACCAGAGGCGAGCCGATGCGGTGAAGCACCAGTGAGTGCCCCACCGAATACGGCAACAGCCGGAGCCCCATGACCACCGGGCAGGGCTTGGCTGTCGCCGTCAGGATGTCGGCCAGTTGGCTCACAGGGCGGTGGCAGCGCCGGTGACGGTGATGTTGGTGTACCGCTTCAAGGTGATCGTGCCGGTGGCCTTGCCGGTGGCAGTGGTCTTGATGGAACCACCGCCGGCGTAGATCCAACGGTTGCCGGTGGCGGCATTGATGGCGTCGACGTATCCACCGACCTCGACCACCGGGGCGCCAGAGATGACGCAAGTGCCATTCACATCAGGCAATGCAGCAGACAACAGCGCGTTGGCAACGCTGGTCGCGTTTGCAGGAATGAAATTAACGGTCAGCGTTAGCCGGTTGTTGTAGCCAATGTGCCCGACAACCTCGCCGGAGCTGTTCCGAACCTCTTCGGTGTCGGCCTCGTGCGTGATGTCGTACGACTCCATATCGGGCGAGACGTACCCGGTGACGACAAGGGCGCCCGCGGCGTCATAGAGAGCCAGGGTGGCCGGTGATCCGAAAATGTATTTGCTGCCTTGTGAATTAGCCATGTGTGGTTTGGGTTAGAGGGTTGCCGAACAGTAAAGAGTGAAAGCGCGTTGGTAGGTTCTGGCCCGATTCTGTGTGGACGATTGTCCGAACTCGGTCGGCACGGCGAACTGGGCGACAAAAGGACCCCAGTCGGAATCGGTGCCAGCATCAAGGACCGAGGCGCCGGTTTGGTCGAACAGCGGGAACAGGTAGGCATCCAAAGCCCCGACCATTTCACGAATGTCGATTGCCCGGGAATCATCGGCCGACATTTGTAACTCGGCCTGAATGCTGACCTCACAGGTCGAATCCATTCGCTGCATCGGTGTTGCCGATTGGGCGGTGATGATAATGCGCGGGTAGGCCGGCAGGGTGTCCTGGGTATCCTCGTCCTCGTATTCACCACGGGAGAAGGACGGGAGCACCTGGGGCGCCCCGAGACCGTAGCCTAGAATGATTGCGCCCAAGTCTTCCAGCAGCAGCGCCGATCCACTCTCAAGCAACAGGGAACCGTCTGACGGCCACGTCTGGCCTGTCAGATAGTCAACGATCGCCTGCTCTGCTCTGAGTGCAACGCCGTTCATTTGATGTCGATGCCATTATCCACGAGAACGTCTCCGTTGGCTAGGAGTGCCTCGGCCATGTGCGCTTCCATTTCTGCACGCTCGTCATTCAAGGCTTTTTGCATTGCCGGATTGTAGATTCCGGCCACCCGGTTGTATTGATTGTCAGCAATGCCTGTGCGCATTGAGACAAAGGCCGTCGGGTTCCATCCAGGGACGGCTTGCACACCTTTTGCCACCGTCCCCTTGTGGACAGCCACGTTTTCCTGCGGAAGGCCGTACTGGTTCGCCATGGCAAGCAAGGCCTTGTTAGTCGGTGGCACACGCTTGGCGGTCGAAGGCTTCTTGAGCTTCTTGCGTTTGGCCGACTCGAACTGGGCAAAGCCCTTGTTGTAAATCCGGATGGACTTCACCACGGCAGACCGGAGGTAGCCGACCGAGCCCAAGGCTTTCCGCATCAGCTCCGAGGCGGCGTCTTTCATTCGCTCGCCGTACAGGCCCCGGCCGCCTTGCTTCTGGTTGCGCGCCTGGGCGATCAGGTGCGCCCGGCGAAAGATCCGGCTGCGCCCGACCTTCTTTCCACTCTTGCGGTCCTTCCGGTTGATGTCACCCAGCGGCGTCCCGAGGTAGTCGGCAATCCGGCGCCGCTCTTGGCCCGGGCTCTTAGGCGGCACCAGGACAAACAGCCGGACCATCAGGTAAAAAAAACGAGCGTTGATCGCCTTGTGCAGGTCGCGCTTGGTCGACAAGAGGTATTCCTTCAAGGCCGCATCGAAGCGGCTTGTGTCGACCTCCATGTGAACGGCTGGCCTCATTTCCTTGGGCTTGTCAGGTCCAGCTTGTAAAAGCCTTGGCTTGGATCCTGCCGAACGGCAGCAATCCGGTACAGCTTGCCCTTGTAGGTCAACGTGCGGCCGATGACGGGCTTGGTCAGGTCGTTCTCGACCGTGTTGATGGAATCATCCACCAGGACGATGGACGAATCCGCGGCGGTCCAGTCTTCGACCTTTACCAACAAGCGACAGGTGATGTCGTCCTGAAATCCACCAGCGACCACCGAGTTTAGGTCATTGATTGATGCCGGGATGCAGTCGACAGCGGTGCCCTTCCACAAAAAGGTCGGCTCACCAATGAGCTTGGCCAAGACTGACATCCCCTGCTGCAGGCTGGTTCCTATGGTCGTCAAGATAGCCTCCCCAAGTTTGTTTCGTGATCTGTCCAACAGCCGATTCCGGTCACCTCAATGGCGTCTCCTGATTGAATCAGAATGTCCGACGCAAGGTTTCCAAACGCAACGGGCTGGTTGGTTGCGTAGAACACGCCACCCACCCAGCAGTCTCGAAGGAACCTTAAGATTTTCATCTTACGCAAAGAAGAGTTCGCCAACGATGTCGCCCGCCCCGACCGCCGTTGTGTCGGCGTCGGTTGAGCCTGTGACGGTCGTGAGGCCGATACCCGTGGCAAAAGCAATTCCGCCTTCAAGTTTCATTTGGGCCAAACTGTTTGGAGGAATGGCGATGGTTCTGACAACGCCAGAGCCAGCGGTTGGTGTTGTGGTTTGGTTGTGCAGCTTAACGTATCGAAACGCTGCGTTGGTGTTTGCTAATGCCCAACCTAGTACACGCCCAGCAGATCCTTTGACAATGGTGGCGTTGGTGGTTGCGGCACTGACTAAATGAGCACCAGAAGCGGCACCTGTGGCGTTTGCGCGATATTGCTGGCCCACGTCGCCGATTAGAGCACTACCAGCGACCAAAGCGGGTTGGGTAAAACTGGTCGCGACGGTTCCTTGGGTCTGGACAGGTATCGGATTCATCGCGCCCTGCGCCCGATTGCCCTGAATGTAGACGGGCATGTTGGCGAACTTCTCGATAGCGCAAAAAGAGATTGTCCACGTCGTCGATGAGGCTGGCGCGGTTGTGCCGTTGAACGACCAGACAAACAGGTAAAGGTTGAGATTGTCGTCTGGGATGTTTTCGACGCGGTTTGCCCTAACCGCAACGGTCGGAGTTGTCGTTGTGGCCCGAAGTTGATCCGCCCAAAACACCTCACGACCAGTCAGCTCGCAAGTGATGATTGTACCGGGAGAAGCCGTTGTGTTAATCGTTGCGGTAGTGTCGCCCTGCGCCCATCCACGGCGTTGAGCATCGACGTTGATGTTTGTGGCTGTCGTTCCGGTGACAAGGTTTCGGACATACGAATGCCCGAAGACTGTCGCCGTGCAGCTACCAGACGCAGGCCAGCCAGCAACGGTGAGGTTGTAGGAAACACCCGCCACAACCGAAGCGATGGCGTAACGACCCGGAACACCATTCGCGCCAACGATGCGGCCCACTTGAACGAACTGACCGACGCTCGTTGAAGTGAAAGCATGGCCCGCTTGAGCAACGGTGATGCTTGTCGCGCTGTTGATCGTGACAGTCAGACCTTCGCCAACAAGGTCGGCCAGCATGACCGCCAAGTTGGTGTTGGCGATACGTTGCGATGAGACAATCGAGAACTTGAGCCGCATGGCTCCGCGCCAAGTAGTCGTCGAACGTGTGAAGAACTCAGCGTTGGCAGTAGTTCCAGCAACGATGGCCAGCGCACCGGATGCTTGAGAATACGAGACGCCAGTGCCTGTTTGCGGGGTAACAAACTGGTCAGAGATTACCGATGCCCCGACTTGAGAAAACGACACGTTCCAGATTTCCTGACCGATTGCGCGGACAGGTGAACCGGATGATTCATTGTCCAGAACGCGGGTCGATAGCGCAGCAAGTTTGCCGTTGATGGCAGAGGCCGATGACGCGATGGCCGACGTATCGACCTCGACGGCTGCCAAAGTGGTTTCGGTGGATGCGCCGGAAGGCAGCGGGAGAGCGGCAGCAGAAACGGGTTGAGTGGCTTGGAAGAACGTGCCGCTGACCGGGACAGCAGTCGCTCGCAATTGGCTGTCAGTAAGCGGCTGACTCAAACCAGTGTTTGCTGTCACAGTTCCAGAAACTGGAACAGCAGTTGCCCTGAGCTCTGCGTCAGTAAGAGGTCCATTGACAGGAACAGCACTCGCCCTGAGTTGAGTGTCGGTAAGTGGCTGGCTCAATCCAGTGTTGGCTGTCACTGTGCCGCTCACCGGGACCGCCGTAGCCCTCAGTTGCGTGTCAGTCAGAGGATCGGCTGACGTGACCTCGTAGATCACCTGCAGCACGTCCCCGCTGTTGTGCGTCGATGTGTCCACGTTCAACGTCAACGTGGTTCCGGCCAGATTCGTGTATCGGGTCGCAGTGTCTCCGGTGCTGTAGATCACCACGCCACGGGTCTGGTTGATGACGGCGACCAGATATTTGACGTTGAAGCCTGAAATGCCGGATAGGTTGACGGTTCCGACGCCAGAGGCCCCCGGCGTGAACGTGTAGGATGGAATGGTGAATTGCTTCATGGTTCAGCCGAAAATGAGAGCGTTGACGATGGATTGGCCGTTGGTGATTCCGCCAGATGATGCCGTCTTGTTCTTCCAGAGCCCGCTGGATGTCTCGTAAGTCAAAACCTGATCGTTGGCCGGGCTGGTGATGAGCACGTCGTGCAGTTCATTCAGCTCCTGGCCGTTGATGACTTTAATGTAGGCTCGGCCAGATGCCCCGTTGCTGGTCGATACCACCCAGCCAAGGAAAACGCCGTGCGCCGGCTGGGTCGGGCGGGTGTTGGTCCATCCTCCGGCCGTGGACGAGAGCCAGAGCGCCTGGCCTTCGGTAAAGGTGGCGGTCGGCAGGTTGCTCAGGCCGTCGATGAAGCCCTGAACAATGATGTAGCCCTCGACCGTGTTTGTGATGCTGCCCATGGCAACACCGATGGTCGTTGCTGCCGTGGCCTCGGAATCTGCATCGGCACGCTCGACAGTGAGATGGGTGCCCTGAGATCCAACAATGTAGACAACTTGCCCCTTGGTGATCGTGCCGGAGCTGGCTTTTCGCACCAGTTTGACCGTGGCCTGATTTAGCTTTGTGCCGTTGGCGTCGTCCAGGAGCGTCTGGAGGCCGACCACCTCGGAAATTGGATGGGTATGGGCAGAAGGCGGAAAGGTGGCCGGCTTGCCGGTGACATCGTTCCACGCCACAGAACCACCGGCGCCAGTGGTTCCGGCGACATAACGCGGGAATTGAACCAGAAAGCTCTGTTCCTGAAACGTGATGGCCAGGTCGCTCATGTGGTGGTCGTGATCCGGCGGACAATGTTCAGTTGGAAAACAACAAGAGTGTGCGGCCCGAACGTCGGGCTTGTCCGGTAGATCACCAGGTCGGCTACCATCTTGTCGCCGATGTTCTTGGTGATGGTCTGGGCGCCGGTCAGCTCCAAGGTAAACGTGGCGGCGCCGGTCACCGATAGATCCGCGGTGGGGGTCAGCGTCACGAATAGAGACAGGTCGTCAGCGTTCCGGACCTCACACTTCGCCAGAATCCCCGACCAGGAGAAGGTTGCATCGTCCGGTATAGTCACAGTTACCGGCACGATCCACCGGTCGCCGCGGGGAATCTCTTGGGTTACGTTGGTCATTTGGGGAGAGAGTACCAGCCTTCCGGCAGTGTGATTCGGTTGCTGGAGCGCACAGGAGTCCCGTCCGCACCTTTGACCCAGACACGAGCTTTGACGCTCTCAGCGAGGCGCACAGGCTCGCCGTGGGGCACATAGACCACTCGGGTCTGACAGCCACAGCTAGACGCCAGACTTATCAATGCGATCCAGCAGCTTTTGTTTAAGCTCGGGGTCTGGTTTGGCATCTTCGGCTGTTGGTTGAGTTTTAGCCAGGCCGGTCAGCCATTTTAGAATAGCTGTCACGATCTGCTCGATCACGTTCATTCCGGTTTCTTCTCGGCGTCCTTGGCGGCGATGAGGCCCACACCGGCGGTCACCGCGGCAATGGTTGCAGCGAGATCGACGTTGCTGCTGGGGTCGCCGTCGAACAGGGCCTTGAGAGCCCCACCGACTGCGACAAGGATGGCTCCGATACCGGCGAGAGTTGTCTTGGTGTTTTTCATTTCTTAATAGCTTTGTAGAGGGCAACACAGGCCGCAAGGAGGCCAACCACGGCGGAGGCAAAACGGATCTCGTCGGTGAGCTGGGGCAGCATAGATGCAGACGTTGCTGCCGCTGCCGTTCCCAGCGACAAGGCTAGTCCATTCGTTCCGCCGTGGTTGGTTGCGTCCATGTTACTCGGGTTTGTGTTGCGCGGCTGCGGTTTCGAGGATTTCAACGAGCGGCAGTCCGACCTTCATGTTTTGGACGTTGCCGGCCTTCATACCAATGACCAGCAGTTCATAGAGCTGGTTGAATTGCTGGGGAGTCAGTTCGATCTTGATCATATCAGGCGGCAGTGTCGGAAACGACGGGCTGCTCCGCAACCAAAACCGGCTCAACCTGCGGCAACATCGGAGGAACGATCATCTCGGGCTGGGGCGGAGGAACAGGAGGCGACCACGGCAGCGGCGGAGCGATGATCGGCGGGTTGATCTGGTCGTTGATCTGCTGCGTCACGTTCGCTTCGATGGCGGTCTTATCGACGCCATTGGCGAAGCACCAGTCCAGCACCTGCTGCTCGGTCAGATCCTCGTAAGGCGTGAAGTTCTCGCTCGGCGGAGCGAACGACGCGCTGCCGTAGCAAGTGCCGCTGTAGGTCTTTGCGTCGTCGCCGGTGCCGATGGTTTCGGTGCCGTTGCATCGCCAATCGGCGGTGATGACGACATCGGAGTAGGTGCCTTCGACTTTGCGGACGAGAAGGCGTTCGATGATCCAAGAGATGTTCATGGTGGTATGGATTAGGCGTTAGCGAGCGTGGTGACGGTGCCAGAGCTTCCACGGTACTTCAGCGCACCGGACTCGACGTAGAGTTGGCCACCAGTCACGTTGCCAGTGGGAGCAGTACCATCAGCAATCTGAATGGTCTTGGCAGCGGTCGTACCAGCAGTGGCAAGACCCACCAACAGATTCCCACTCGCGTCGAGCGTCATCTTGGGACTTGCAAAGTCGGTGATTGTGTTTCCAGCCGTGCCACCAGCAGAAGTGTACCAAGCGTGAGTGCTTCCAGCGTTCGCACCAGTCACCTGATACAACGCAGGACCAACTCCTGTGTACTGATACAGCCAGTTGGTGTTGTCAAAATAGGCACCGTGAGCGAATCGACTAGCAGTCGAACCCGCGCCAGTAGAGGAAACAGATGCAGTACCGCCGCCGACCTGAAGTGCTTTGCTGTTGCTTCCCCACGCACTCGGCGTAACCCCCACGCCGACGTTGCCCCCATTATCAATAGTAAGAAGCGTTCCGCTGGTGTTTTGGAACGAGAAAGCACCGACGCTTGAGGTTGAAACGAAGTTGAAAAATCCGTTTGCGAATCCACCGTTTGCAGAAGTTGTGAAATTGACCTTTCTTCCGCTTCCTCCAAACTGAGCAATAATGCTGTTATCAGCACCCTGCACATCCAGCTTGTACGATGGACTTGCAACCCCCACGCCCAGCCCCGTGGAGTTCAAAGTCATCAAAGTTGATGCACCAGCACCGCCAACGGAAGTCACCTGTCGCCAGATAAGATCTTGAGAGGTCGACCAGTCAATGTAGCTTGGTCCAGCAGGCCGATACAGGGCAAGACGGCCACCCTGAGCGTACACCTCAGAATTGGTATTGATGTTTCCGACAACATCCAGCGGGTAAGCAGGTGACGCATTGACAATACCCACCCGATTGTTCGCCGAATCAACCTTCAGCGTCGAGGTGTCCACCGTCAAATCGCCGCTGATGGTGGCGGAGGCGAGGGTGGCGGATGGCGAACAAGCGAGGATGTTGTTGATCGAAATGCGCTTGGTCGTACCGGATGCCGCCATCGACGTATCAGAAACGTCGACAATCGGCATCATGTCGTTTGCGGGATCGGCCGTCGTAAGGGCCGTAAGGGCTGTGATCTTAGTGTCTGCCATAGGTCAGTTGGATTGGATTTGAAGTTTGAAGTTGTCCTCCTGGAGAACAAAATCGTTGTTCTCCAAGTCAAGATGATCGGCAGTTCCGAACGTGATAACGAGTTTTCCGCTGCCGTCTTCTTGCAGCACAAAGAAGTCGTCCTCTTGCAGAACATCACGGCGAAGCACCGGCGCGTCAGTGCCACCGGCTTGACCGGCGAACAACCGATTGAGTGCTATGCCGAGTGAAATCATTAGGCGCGAGCGTTAAACGCCACCACACTACCGGAGGAGATTTGAAAGCCGGTGATGTTGCCCACCAGCGGGGTTCCAGCGGGAATCGTCTTGGAGGTCCACGTTCCGGCAATGCGGTGTCCGGTGATCGACGTGAACACCGTCGGCTCAATCGGGATCAAGCCAGACCAAGCGCCGGTCTGCGCTGCGGTAGTGGTGAACAGCTCGAAGCCTTCTCGGCCCATGCTGTACTCGGTTGAAATGTCTGCTTGAACGGCCATTGTGTTTGATCGGTAGAGGGGGCCCCGGCCGTATTACCGAGGCCCCCGGGTTGTGTGTTATCCTTTGCGAACTTTCGGTGCCAGGGCTCCCTGTATCCACAGGATGAGTTTGCCTCCTTCGGGAACGGTCGCGGTGTTGAAGCCGTCGCGCTGGAGAGACGCGTCGACTTCGGGACCAGAAACGAGCTTGGTTTTGCCGTTCTTGTCCACCGAGATGGTTGTGGCGATTCTCATGACTTGGCCGATTAGGCGGTGGTCAGGATCTTGGCCTGGGTCGTGTCCGCGGCCGCGGCGCCGAACATGATGTCGTAGGACGCCATGTGGCTGCGGCTCGCCCGGCTGTACCAGACGGACAGCAAGCAGCTCAGGCCGTTGTTGGTGGTCACCGTGCGCTGCTCGATGAACTCGCCGGCGATCATTCCGACCGGGAGACCAGCGGCGATGGCGATGGAGTCAGGGCCGCAAACGAAGCCGACCGTGTTAGTCTCGGCCGAGGTCCAACGGTTGTTCTCAGCGATCACATCGAAACCGAATCGGCCGTTGTTCAGGGGACCATAGCGGCTGTCGGGCATAGCCACGGTGCCGGCGGAGGCGGTGCTCAGGCCGGAGAACTGGATGCGAGCCAGGTGGCCACCGTCCAGGATGAGGTTCTTGCTGCGGTAGTTCTTGGCCAGCGCCAGAATTGCAGGAAGGTCCGAGCTGTCGAAGTTGGCGGCAGCGCCGATTCCGGTAACGGCGCCGTAGTTACCAGTGACCATCAAGGCGGTCAGAACATCGCTGATGCCGTAGGCGAACAGGTCGGCAGAGCCAGCGGCCAGGTCAGCCAGGCTGAAGCCTTGGTTGAGCTCGGCCTGAGTCACGGTGAAGTTCTTCGAGATCTGGTTCACGGTCACCGAGGTGGCCGCCAGCGTGCTGTCGTTGTTGGTCTCCCAGGAGGTCGGGTTGGTCTGGGCCGCGGTGCCGGTGGTGTACTTCTTCACCTGCACGGTGGCGCGGGGGCGCAAGTTGTCCAGGCCGACATTGCGGCTGAACGCGGAGACCAGCGCCAAGCGGTTCGCAGCGACGGTGATCACGGCGTCCGCAAGGTAATCAACCACGAGGCCAGAGGCGAACGTGTTGGCGTTCTGCGGAGCGTGAATCTGGCTCTGGCGCAACAGCTCGCTGTGGTTGGAGATCAACCAGGAGCGGCGGTCGGCACCGGCCTGCATCTTCTTGTGAGCCTCAAGCAACGGGTTGCCGAGGTTCTCGATGCGAACCGGGGCGATGGGCTCCGGAGCCGGGGCGGCGGTGATGGTCTTGGCGCTGATGGCAGCGGCAACGGCCTTGGCGACGATGGCGTCGATGTCGAGGGCGGTCGGCGCACTAGGAGCGGCCGCCACCACGGTGTTGGATTCAGTCATGTTGTGTGGTGTCTGCTGTGATGTCGGCGCGGTTGTCGCGCCATCTTCGGAGGCGGAAGTGCCTGCCGTAGAAAGTGTATCGTCCGGAGATTTATCCGGTGTTTCGCCTTCCTCGATTTCGAGCTGGGCGTAGAGGGCCTTAAACCAGTCACGGCCGGCGGCGCCGCCCCACAGATTGGCTGACACGTCTGCCGGGCTGTTGGGCTCGGCTTCAAGGAAGCGCTCATTGCGTCCCCACCATGCGTTCGCCTTCTGGATCTTGGCCTCGTTAGGGGCTTCACCGGCCACCAAGGCCTCGGCCTCTAAGACGGTCTGCTTCTCAAGGCCATCACCGGCGAGACCTTCGGCGTACTGCTCAAGGCCGCGGCGGAGGTTGTTTCGGACGGTCTCCGGGGCGGTCTTGGTGACGGCCCGAGGATGCCAGCAGGCTGCCATGGCGAGCTGCTCGGTCGAGCGTTGAGCCAGTCCAAACTGGATGGCTTCCTGGGCGGTAAACCAAGTTTCGGCCTTCATGGCTGCCCGGATCTGCGAAGTCGGTTTTCCGGTGGCCTTGGCGTAGATCGAAGCTAGAACCTCGGCGTGTTGGTCCAAGGCGTCGGCCATCTTCCGCATATCCTCCGAGGTGCCTGCCACCATTCCGGAGGGGTCGTGAATCATGAACAGAGACGCTTCGGCCATCTCAACTGTATCGCCGGCCAGGGCGATGATTGAGGCAATCGAGGCGGCGATGCCGACCACCCGGGTGGTGACGGGCGCCTGACGGCCTCGGAGCATATTGTAGATCGACAAACCATCCCAGACGTTGCCGCCGGGGCTGTTGATCTCGACCACAAGGGGGCCTTGGCCGACGTCCTGCAGGGTTTGGCTGAAGGCCTTGGCCGACACACCGGATCCGCCGAACCAGTCCTCACCGATTTGGTCGAAGATCTGGATGGTGGCGGGCTCCATGGCCGAGGCCCGCGGCTGGTAGGAAAGCCAGTTGGTTACTTTAGTCATTCGGTTTTCTTGGCCCTAGGTTTGCGTTTCTTCGGGCCTGCCACGGCAACAACCTCTTGGATGGGCTCGGCCGGGATTTGTTCAGGCATAGTGCCCGACGGGTTTTCCTGAATGGCCATGTCGGCCGGTTCCGGTGCAATCGGTTGCTTCTGGGCGGTCGAGATTTGCGAAACGTCGATGCCGTACTTTCCGGCCAGGTCTTGAATGTATTTGGCCTGTTGAGCCTTCGACTCCAAGGCGGAGCGCCAGTCGATACCGCGGGCGCCATAGATCTCGTCGAAAGTCGTCACACCGGCTTCCAGCTCGGCCAGTTGGGCGGCAGAGTTGCGGCCGACGTCGACATTTGGAGCCCGCGGCGCCTGGATGGAGACTTCGTACCAGTCGTCGGGAGAGTCGCGCAGGCTGGGGTCAACCCGGATGGCGTACTCCATGACGTATTCCCAGATACGGCGGGCGGCCGATGCCATCACCTGGTGGCGGCTCCGGAACCACACCGACGACATATCGAGGGCGCCGCGGTAGACGGTACCCTGCATTCCCTCGGGGAATACCAGGATGTACGGGATGCCGACGCCGGCGCACACCTTCTCGGTCAGGTTGCGCCAGTATTCGCGCATGTTGACGTTGGGGCGGTCGGCTTGGAACTGCTCGAACTCGTCGCCGGATTTCAGCACCTTCACCGAGGAACCGAACACGTTCTCGTAGTAGTTCTGGGCAGTGCCTTGAGAACCGGCCACACCGGAGCGCAGGCTGGTGGCCTGGACTTCCCCGGAGCTGGTCTTGATCACCTGGGCCACACTGGAGGCCAGTTTACAGGATTCCATCTCCAGCTTTTGGAGGTCGTCCAGGTCGTGAAGGTCGTTGATCACACAAGCCACGAACGGCAGACCGCGGAGCTGGCCGGCACGCTGGGCTTCGTAGATGTGAATGATCGAGTCGGATGAGATCGAGCGAATGTCGGCGAGCTGTCCCTGTTGTTGCTCCTGGCCGACGAAGTAACTGAGAGCCCGGCCGGTGCGAGTATCGAACCGCACACCGTCGAAGATGTCCGGTTGATTCTCCTGCCCGGTAGGGGTGGAAACCTGCTGCGGCTCGATGAGCTGCAGGCGGGGCCGGCCGGTTTCGCCCTTAGTGAGTAGGATGAAAGATTCGCCGTCGTAGAACCAACCGCGGGCGGCCAATGACATCAGGGTGCCGAAAGACTGCCGGGATCCGATGTCAGGATATCTGCACCAGATATCCCACCATTTCTTGGCCTTGAGATTCCATTCCGGATCCGAGGAAGCCGGCTGCACGCTGAAGTTGCTGCCGACCGTGTAGTTCTCGAACAGGTCACCCAAGCGGTTCATCACCGCGTTATTCTGCTCGAAGAACCGGGACTTTCGGACGATCTGCTGCCGGGTCGAGCTGGTGACATCGAACCTCACCGAGGTGTACGATGTGTCGAGGAAGGATCGGCGAATCGAGTTCGAGGCGCCCTCGTAACGGTCGACGGGTGCCGAACGGAACTTAGCTAGGATGGTGTCGAGGAAACCCATTAGGACATCCCCACCCGGTAGCTCGCCTCCCGGCGAAAGTTCGAGAAGTCGCCGCCGTAAGACGTGGCAGCCACGAGCACCACGGCCATCATCTTGTTGTAAATCTGGGTGTCGGTGGGGCTGGCAATGCCGTCCTGGCCGAGGTAGTAAACAGCCAGCTCGTAGTCCCCGATTAGACTTTCCCACATCTCGACCATCTCGGACGGGGTGGGGGCGCCTTTGCCTGGCTCGGCGAACTCGACGGAAACATCCGACGATGAAGTCGACCGGACAACCTGGCCGGATTCAATCACCGACGAGGCCGCCACGGACTTGGCCGACAAGGCAGCCAATAGGGTCACGCCGCCGAGCGTCGAGTAGACAGCCCGGAGGTAGCTCCTTTTGATGGCCACCGTGAATGTGAACATTCCGGCGGAGACCCTGCAGGTGTTTGGCCTGCCTTCAACCAGTTAGTAAAATTATTGGTCGGGTG